GAGGAGCGGATCGAGGAATATGGCCTTGAGAAGGTGCTGGCCGGCATGAAGCAGTGCGCATTGCACAACGCGGACGGTCCGGCCTACCTGGACGCGATCCTGGCCAACAAGGGGAGCGGGACGCGACGCCCACGGGCGCCCAACCGGGCGGCGAATATGGCGCCGGAGGTCGACTGGCTGGCCTATCAGCGAGAGGTGGAGGTAGAGAGAGATGGCTGACGCGGTCCGTGAGCGGGTGAGAGCGCGATATGCGGACGTGACGACGGTGGAGCAGGCCCAGCGGATGGTGGGACGCTGCATCTGCCAGGGGACGGGCTGGTTCACGCTGGATGTGGAGATCGGCCACCCGCTGTTTGGGCAGGCGATCCCGTGCATCTGCCGCCAGAACACGCTGGCCAAGAAGCGCGCGGAGCGGTTGCGGGAGCGGAGCGGGATCCCTGATGACAGGTTGCGGGAGTGGTCGTTTGCCTCGTTTCGGCCCGATCTGTCACGCCCGCTGACGGGGCAGTCGCGAGAGGACTGTCGGGCGGCGATGGCGCAGGCCGTGCGGCACTGCCGGCGGTATGCCCAGGAGCTGAAAGGCTGGCTGGTGCTGGTGGGCGGCGTGGGCAGCGGCAAAACGCACCTGGCGTACGCGATCGCGGCGGCGGCGCTGCAGCGGGATGTGGGCGTCTATGCGGCGACGACGCCGGACATGCTAGACATGTTGCGGGCGAGCTATGGCGACGACTCGTTCGATCTGACGTTCCACCGGCTGAAGAGCGTCGAGCTGCTGGTGCTGGACGATCTGGGCACGGAGAACGCGAAACCGTGGGCGGTGGAGAAGCTGTACCAGCTGATCAACCATCGCTACACGTGCCATCTGCCGCTGGTGGTGACCAGCAACGTGCCGCTGGCGGAGGTGGGTCGGGCCGCGGATAGTCGGGTGCTGTCGCGACTGATGGAGGGAACGCGGGCGCGAGATGGCTGGTCGCGCGAGGTGGTATTGCCGGCGGCGGATTTCCGGCCCAAGGCGTCGACGAAAGGGGCGCGATGATCGTTACCATGGGGAACGGGTTTCTGGTGGCGTTTTTCGTGGCGCTGCTGGTGAGCGTGGCGGTGTGGATGGTGGTGAGATGAGACCCCAAGAGGCGCTGCCGGGGTTCGAGATGCCCGAGGTGGCGGACGCGGTGGGCCCGCAGCGGCTGAAGTGGATGCACGGGCTGTACGGCGTGCACGAGGGCGAGACCTGCGGGACGTGCAAGCACTTTTGGCGGCAGACGTACCACCGGAAGGTCTATTTCAAGTGTCGGATGACGCGGATTTCGCGCGGTCCGGGGACGGATTGGCGCGTGGGCTGGGCGGCATGTGGCCGCTGGGAAAGGCGGGATGAGGATGGGGAATAGCGTGGCGGGCGTGGCCACAGACCCGCTCGTGATCGCAGTCAACCTGGATGAGGGGTCGGGGCTGGCGGCGGATGCCGACCTGGGGCTGATGTTGCGCGAGCTGCTGGCGATGGGCGGGGCGTCGGTGCGGTCGGAGCGGATGTACGGCAACCGTGCCGGCGAGACGGAGATGGTGTGCGTGGCGTATACGGCCGAGGTGCGGATTGCGGGGCGCGGGACGTTTTCGGGCCATGGCGAGACACTGGAGCAGGCGATGGAGCGGTTGTTCGAGGCGGTGGAGGGAGAGGATGGACGCAACGTCGACGCGCTATCCGGTTGAGACATGGCGCTCGCTGCACGCCGATGGGATGGGCTGGACGGCGATCGGCAGGGCCTATGGCGTCTCGTCGATGACCGTGAGCCGTTGGGTGCGGCGTATCTATGGCGTCAAGCCGGGTACGGCAATCCCGGTGGAGGAACGCGTGGGCCACTGTCGGAGCTGCGGGATTGTGCTCCAGAATAGCGTGGACTCGCGGTATCCGGGGGCGGTGACGGGGCATGTGTGTAACTTTTGCCGAGAGTTCTTTCCGAAGCGGGCTGCGGCGATCGACCGAGAGGAGGCGAGGGATGCCGGCGGAGAGCGATAGGCCGTTCGAGATCGGGGACAAGGTGCGGCTCAAGGGCACCAAGCGGAAAGGGGAGGTAATCGCATTCGGCAAGGACACGCGCTTGATCGTTCACGAGCTGGACGGCAAGGCGGGCTGGTCGAGCATGGGGTATGCGGCAGATCGTTGGGAACGGGTCAAGTGAGCAAGTACAACGCGAGGCGGGTACAGGTCGACGGGATCACGTTCGATTCCATCGCAGAGTCGGTGCGGTACCGGCAGCTGCGGCTGCTGGAGCAGGCGGGCGAGATCTCGGGGCTGCGGGTTCACCCTCGGTATGTGCTGTTTCCGGCGGATGGGGAATTGAAGCTGCGCAGCATTTCGTACGTCGGCGATTTCGAATACGTCGAGAAGGGACGGCGGGTGTGCGAGGACGTGAAAGGCGTCGAGACGAAGGTGTTCCGGCTCAAGGCGAATCTGTTCCGGCGTCTGTATCCGTCGGTCGAGCTGCGCGTGGTCAAGGGGGATCGGCGATGGTGATCGGTCGGGGGTCATCGTCGGTGGCACCTTGGTGCTGTCGGAACTGCGGCCAGATGCTGGGGCAGATCACGGCGCACGGCGGGTGTCGGTTGCGGATAGCGCAGGGGTCAGAGGTGACGGCGGATGGGGATGGGGGTACGTCGGTGCGGTGTCCGATCTGCGGGGCGTGGCGCAAGTTCCTACCTATTGACTTTCGATAATGCCGTGATATACTGTCCGTAGTTGAACAGTTGGCCCTCACCCCTACCCGTTGAGGTAGTGCGGAGTGCAGTGGGCGCCGCGAGACATGAGCCACCTCGCATCTGATCCGAGTGATCAGGTGTGAGGTGGCTTTTTTGCGTTCCACCAGCGAGGCCCTGATTCGAGACGTGGGCGGATACGAGGCGCTGGCAGCGGCGATCTGCGAGAGCGGATTCGAGGACAGGGACTGGGCGTTCCTTCGGAGCGATTGGGCCGAGGAGCTGGCGACGTTTGCGGGGATTCGGGTGAAGGTGTGGCGGGATCAGGTGGAGAGGGTGATAGAGTGCCTGACCAGGTGACAGATGCTCAGACTGCAGGCGACAAGGTACAGGCGCTGCTGGAGTCGCTCGACAGAGATGAGTGCCATCGGCTGATCGGGGACAACAATCGCGAGTATCGGACAGTGTCCGAGGCTGTGATGGCCTGGCAGGCGATGCTGTTTGCGGGGCTCGAGGGGCGAGGCGTTGTGCTCGAGGGATCGGACAAGCTGATGGGTAGCAGCATGGTTGTGTTGGGGACCATCGTGCAGTTCGCCTATGCGCTCGGTATTCGGCGAGGTCAGAGGCGAGCACAACGCAAGAAGCGATCATGCCGAAAAAGCCGCTGAGGGCTTGCGCTGTTCCGGGTTGTCCTAGGCCGGCTATTGCGGGGTCGAGCCGTTGCGCAGAGCACACAGCCAAGCGTCGGCGAGAGCTTGACGCAAGGCGCCCATCGGCGGCAGCTCGGGGATATGATCGCAAGTGGCGAATGAACAGGGCTAGGTTCCTGAGAGCGCATCCGCTGTGCGCCAAGTGCGGGGCGAAGGCTACCGATGTGGATCACATCGTTCCGCGCAGACAGGGCGGCCCGGATTCGTGGGACAATCTACAGGCATTGTGCCATCAATGTCATAGTAAAAAGACGGCTGATCGCGACGGCGGGGGGTATGGGCGGTGAAATCGCTGGCGCGGACCGTCCCAGAGACCGATGCGGTGACTCAGCTCATGTGGCCGCGAAACTCATAGGGGGGGGGGATGCCCGGAGGCAGACCACCGAAACCGACCAATCTAAAGCGCCTGGCGGGCAATCCGGGCAAGCGCCCGCTCAATCCGAGCGAGCCGACCTTCCGAGAGGACAGCGGATACTGCCCGCGATGGCTGCCGCCGGCGGCAAAGGCGGAGTGGCGGCGTGTCGTGCCCGAGCTGGCCGCCCAGGGACTGCTGACCATCGTCGACCGGAGCGCCCTCGAGGCCTACTGCATGGCCTATGCGCAGTGGCAGGAAGCCGAGATGATCCTCGACGAGCTGGGCCTGACCTTCACAACGCCGAAAGGCTATGTGCAGCAGCGCCCCGAAGTAGCGATTGCCAACAACGCCGCCAAGCGAATGAAGACCTTCATGGTCGAGTTTGGGATGACGCCCAGCTCACGGTCGCGGATCTCGCTGCCAGAGCGACAGGCAGAGGACCCGTTCGAGGCCTATCTCAACTCGGATCATATGGCGCAGGTGCTGGAGGATACCGCGAGTGGGTAAGCCGCATCCGGTCGTAGCCTACATGCGCGGCGTGCAAGACGGGTCCATCCCCGCCTGCAAGCTGATCCAGCTCGCCGTACAGCGCCACCTCGACGACCTGGAGCACGCCGGCGAGCGGAGACTGCATTTCGATCGGGCGGCGGCCGAGTACGTGCTGCGCTTTTTCGGGTTCCTGCGGCACAGCAAGGGCGAGTGGGCCGGAGAGACTTTCGATCTGTCGCCGTGGCAGCAGTTCGTCATCTGGGTGCTGTTCGGGTGGAAACGCGAGGATGGCACGCGCCGATACCGATCGGCCTACATCGAGGTGCCGCGCAAGAACGGCAAGACCACGCTGATCGCGGGCATCGGTCTGTACCTGATGGAGGCGGACGGAGAGCCGGGGGCCGAGATTTACTCGGCGGCCACCAAGCGCGACCAGGCGCTGCTGGCCCACTCCGAGGCCACGCGCATGGTGCGGCAGAGCCCAGCGCTGAGCAGCCGATTGCGGGTGTTCAAGAACAACCTGCACAACCCGACCACGGCCAGCAAGTACGAGCCGCTGGGCGCCGACGTCGACGGCATGGACGGGCTGAACGTTCACGCAGCCTTGGTCGATGAGGTGCACGCGCACAAGACGCGGCGGCTGATCGAGGTCCTGGATACGGCCACCGGTGCCCGGCGCCAGCCGCTGATCATCGAGATCACGACGGCGGGGAGCGACCAGGCCAGCATCTGCTTTGAGCACCACGAGTACTCGCGGCGCATCCTGGAGGGCACGGTCCAGGATGACAACTGGTTCAGCTATATTGCCACCATCGACGAGGGCGATGACTGGACGGATCCAGTGGTGTGGGCCAAGGCCAACCCCAATCTGGACATCTCGGTGAAGCGGGACGACTTGCAGCGCAAATGCGATCGCGCCAAGCACCTGCCCGCGGCACAGAACGCGTTCAGGAGGTTGCATCTGAATGAGTGGACGCAACAGTCGGACCGCTGGATTGATCTGCGCTTGTGGGACGAGAACGCGGGGAACCCCGTCGAGCGCCAGCTGATCGGGCGCGAGTGCTTTGGCGGCCTCGACCTGTCGGCGGTCTCTGACCTATCGGCTTGGGTGATGGCGTTTCCATGGGGCGAAGGGAGCGACGATCTGGACATTCTGGCACGGTTCTGGTGTCCAGAGGCCAAGCTGCATGACGAGACCAACCGCTATGTTGACCAGTACCGTGTCTGGGCGCAGCAGGGCTATCTGTTGGTCACCGATGGCGACGCCATCGACTATGCGGCCATCCGGCGACAGATTCTGGACGACGCGCGTCGCTTCAAGCTGCAGTCGCTGAACGTCGACCGCTTGTTCCAGGGGTATCAGCTCTCGCAAGAGCTAGAGGATGAGGGACTCGAGGTCTATGGCATGGGGCAGGGCTTTATCAGTATGGCCGCCCCTATGAAAGAGTTCGAGCGGCGCTTGCTGGAGAAAAAGCTGCACCATGGCGGCAACCCGGTGCTGCGGTTTATGGCCGATAGCGTTGTCGTCAAGATGGACCCGGCGGGCAACCTGAAACCCGACAAGGCCAAGAGTCAGGCGCGCATCGATGGCATTGTGTCGCTGGTCATGGCGCTGGATCGCGCCATGCGCCAGGCACCGGCAAAACGGTCGATCTATGAGGATCGCGGCTTGGAGGTCGTCTAGTGTTCCGGCGCTATCTCTATCTGCGGCAGGTGATCGTCAACACCAAGTCAGATCAGGCCTTTCGCGGCGTGCTCTGGCGCCGACGAGG